ACTGGAACTTCATTCCAAGGATTTTCAACTACGCCAATTTGTTTAAAGCCAGAGCTTGAAACCATTGTTTCTACTTCTCCTACAGCTTCATATTTTTCAATACGATCTGCGTAATACATATTTAGTCTTACTGTCTTAGTTGTACTGTCGTATGGATCTGTGTGTTGCCACAACTTTGCACCAAATCTCTTAACTCTTGGATTTTCAGTGTCATATACCACTACAGTTGTTAATGGTGAATTATAGTTAATCTGTACTTCTCCATTTTCATCTGTCCATACAATTGCATAAGAATCTCCATATACAAGTGCTCTTTTATGAATTTCATTAGCATCAAGAACAAGATCGTTAGATTCCCAAACCCTGTTAATTATTGCATTAGCTTCTTCGGTAGTTCCTAAAACATTGGCTATTTCTAACCTGTTTAATACAGAATCAACTACAGTTCTTGTAAAGTTGAATCTATAGCTATTATTTGCTGATCTAAATAGAGTTGACCATTTTTGATTTGGAAACAATTCTTTTTGAGTACCCTCGTAATATATGTGGGCTGTATTGTAATCGTTTCTACGGTCAATAAGTCTATCTATTGCATTTTTAATATCTGTCATTTTTATTTATCTCCTGTTGTAATTAAATTGTTTTGCACTAATTTTTACTGCCTTGTTGTCTAAGAAGTATAAAACTCCTGTAACAACAGCATCCAGTACGTCATCGTGCGATACTTTTGGAAATGACCACATCTGCTCTTCTAATGCTGGAAAATGAGCAGAGTGTCTAACCTTCCCTTGTTGATAGTAGTTTAAAGCCTTACCAGCTCTAATCTGCTTTGATAGTTTTTGATGCTTTGATCTATATTTAATAGGAATTCCTTTAAATACATCTTGCCAAAGGTCTCCACCCTGATTTGTTTCAACATACAATAGTCCAGCATCGTATATATCAGCCAAATCTCTCACTCTATCAGAAAGGTCTGAAGGTGAAAGCTTAACTTGTTGTGCTTCTCTAACATAGATAACACTATTTCCTAAATCATCTATTCCTCTTGAAAGAACTGCTATGCCAGTATAGTCTGACACTTTATTCTTTGTAACAGCAGGGTCAACAGAAATAATTGTGTTTCCATACTCTTTTAGGTCTTCAATAATAATATCTTCATTAGCCCAAAATGTTCCATCAACATTTATAGGTCTATTCATATAATTCTTTGCAAAATCTCGCAAATGACGTTGAGATTTAAGCCATTCTAATGACCACTTCTCTTCCCAGACGGATCTTTCAGTTCCATCCTCATTTTGCATAATGGCTGGATAATAATGAGCTTTTACATTCTGGTCTTTAATCCATTGAAGTTCTGGATCGTCAGGAAACTCTGAAAACTTTCTAAATTGGTCCATAATTGAGTTAGGCATAGTAGTAGTTCCAACAAAAACCATACGAGCATAGATATTCATAGGTGCAATGTCATCAAAGACTGTGTTTAGCTGCTGACCAGCCTGATATTCAGAGTAATTCTTTTCACCCTTTTCAATATCATCAAGAATAATAAGATCTGGACGCTGACCAAAGACCTTTTTACCCAAAGAGTTGGTGTCAATACCATTTGCATCAAAAATAAAGTCATTGCTTTGAACAATTCTCCAAGAGTTATTAGCAAGTGCTCTACCTGTTGTTGAGACAATTTTAGGCTTACAAAGTTCTGGATAATCAATTTGTAAATATTCATTTGTATCTAATTCATTCTTAAATGTAATCAAATGTGTCTCAGCTTGACTTGCAGCATCAGAAAAGGCAGCAATGAACTTAACGTGATTGTGAGCGGCTGCCCATAATGGTAAAATTAAAAAAATCCAGGTAGATTTACCAGATTCTCTTGGAGCAATCCAAGCATCTCTATTTTGCTTAGGAGAAGTTGGGGGATGTATCCAATTCTTTCCATATTCAGCTAAATCAATATGAAATTCAGATAATGTAATCTCACCCTTTGAATTTTGTAAATGATGAGGCAAATAAATCAAAGCAAATAGCAATGGGTTATATTTAGTTAATTCAATTCTTCCCTCTGGAATTGATAAAAGCTCTAATTCAACATTTTCAACAACATCTGCTATATTCATAATATGCCTCCATATTCATTTTTATTGGAAATATTTATCTGGGTAAGCGAAAATAGATTTTTTAAATTGATTTTTATGAAGGGGTACTCTCTTATAAATATATTATTATCTATTGTCATATGTATATAGTTATTAATGGTCATATTAATATCTTTTTCTATTCCCCTGCATTTTGCTTACTAATTATATTATCTTTCATTTCTGCATTTCTCATCTTAGCTTCATTAAGCATATCTGTTAATGCAAGATCTGTTCCATCTTTACTTCTTGATTCATTAATAGCAGTTGATTTGCCTTCAATAAGATTAATAGTTTGAATAGCTTTATGAACAGCATTTGCTAATTTATTTAATTCATCAGAGTCTAATACATCTTCTATTAGTTTCTCATAGCATCTATCCAGAACTGCTTGAGCAGCTACTATCTTTTCTTTATCACTATAGAATATACCTAAACTTCTTGCTATTACCGCCAAAGAATCGGGGGAAGGTAATTCTAAATTTCTTTGGATATAAAACTTCTTTGCAGTATGATATGATCCAGGATATTTTAAATATCTCATAGCAGGACCAATTCCCATTTCATTTGCTATTTCTATATATTCTGATATTTGTTCTTCTGTAAACTTTGAATAACTCATTATATTTTTAATACCCCTCTTATTTTCATATTACGACACACGTTCCTGGAGGTTCCTATCATTTAAGATATCTTCTATTAGATAAGATAATTCAGAATCACAAGTGTATTGAATATTTATATTAGCTTCTTGACTTTCATTATAGAATGTCAGAGTAAAAGCAAGTGTTTTGTCTTCTTGTTTATATTCTATATCTCTTGCATATGGGAATAACATCATAATATTTATCTTCTACCCCCGAAAAATTCTACAAGATTGTGCAACGCTGCATTTGCCATATCTAATTATAACATATCTATATATTAATTGCAAAATAAATGAGAAGAGTGGAATTCGACTATGACTAATTTAACGGTCCACTCTTCCCAAGATTAAAGTGGAGAGAGCAGTGACACTTTTAGGAAACGCTTCTGCTCTCTCCGATGTGAGGTGATCACATATATTTTTATCTATGGCGATAGATATTATATTCATTTATGACAGAAAATATCTTTTAAACATTTTCTACTTATATTATATCATTCTTATTATGACTTGTCTACCAAGTAGTTGGAGTGTTCATTAAATCTTTATAACATTTTTCGTGAACTACCCCTCGGTTTTTGCCAAGGAATAATCCAAACTTTCCCCATTCCATTTTTTCTGAACAAAGCTTACACTTATCATCATACTGAAGAACTATCAGAGTAGGCTTATAAACGAGCATAGACATACGCTCTCCAACAAGGTTTGCAATATTGGTTCTTACCATCAATTGATTGTGTTTTCTTCCCAAATGCATCTAATTGTTTTATTTCTTTGCATCCGTGGCATCTTTTGTAAGCTCTTTCTTTTGTTACTCCAAGAACTTTTCTTCTGGCGTAATAAGTTTTCATATAATCTTTGTGACATATTTTACATTGATGATTGTATCCAGACTTGCTCATACTATTTATATAAAAATCATTTTCTGGCTTTTCTACCTTGCATCTGCTACAAATTCTCATAACTTTCCTCCCATCCTACAATGTCCATCATAGAAGCATTACAAGAATCACACGGTACTTGTGGATGCTTTGTATAAGGAATATCTGATGTTTGCTCAAATATCTCACTATTTGAACAGTTGTTGCAAAAAGCTATCAAGTATCTTTTACCATAATCTTTAAACAATTTTGTTCCTTTTATTTCTGGTATTTCCATTCCAAATGTTTCCATTATATTCTACCAAAGGTCATATATTTATCCATAACATCTTCTACACTTTCTTTTTCTTTTACCCTGTCAAAATTGGACAACTGCGGTTCTATTAATATTGAATCAGAGGGTTCGTTATTCTTATAAACCAGAGAGAATGAACTACTAACTTCTTTCTGGTTATTAATTGTTTTTTCTAACCAAAAATCCTCTTGAGGATTTTCTATAATAGTTTCTATAATACTATCCATAGTAGTATCTATAATAGTATTGTGTCCACTATTGATGGACAACTGATTCTCTAAATTGGACAACTGCTCATCAGAATTGGACAACTGGTTTATCAAAAGGGACAACTGTTCTGATGGTTGACCAAATTCATACTCAGAAATGTTCTTTTCTCTTTTACGAATTGTTACAATAATGTTATGCTCAAGCAAGAAATCTCTAACTTTCATTGCTGTTTTTCTGTTTACTCCAGCTTCTTTGGCAACTGTTAGCCAAGAAGGGAATATCTTGTTTCCTGATTCATAAGTTCCATACATTGAAAGAGTAAAACAAACTGACTTAAAATGTGCTGGATTCATATTAAAGTGCTTAAGAACATCAATTGGCATATCTTTAACAAATATCCTAAAATCGTGATGGTTCATAAATAACCTCCTATAGTTATATATAAATTATATCACACAATTTATAATAATCAAGTTAGAAGATAAAGGAGACTATTTGCTGGACATTTTGGACAAATTTGGCTCTAACTATAGCATCTTCTACAATCGAAACACCAGTATCTATGGTTATTGACATAAATTCTAAATAGTCCCCAAATTCGTAATAAGCATTTTGTATTCTTGCTGCACATTCATCTGGATCTAAAGGCAAAGCTTCAAACCAAGGAACAATTCTTCCATACAATATTGATTCTTGACCTTCATTTTCTGGAAAGCCTTCCATAGCACTAATTGCTGCTCTAATACCAGCAAAAACTAATTGTTCTGCTTCATCATCAGTATATTCATCAGCAAAACTTAATGCTTCGTCAACTGAAATATCTGTAGAAACAAAACTTTTACCAATTTTGCTTGACAAGGCTCTTGAAAATCCAGCTCCGCCAATTTTAACTGCTACTTTTGCTGCCAATTTTCCAGATATACCTGTTCTTGACAATTTTATTCAGCTCCAAGATCCTGGAAAGGTGCTATTAAAGAAATGCATTCATAAGAAGTTGTATGACCAAAAACATTTGTTATAGGCGTAATGCTTGTAATTTGATAATAATGATTTGGAAGAATTGCTAAATTTTGCCCATCACGAATATCTTGAATTCTTGAGCCAACTCTTAATGGAGTATTTGAATAAAATTTTACTCTTTCCCCCGAATTTGCACCCATTGTGAATTTAATGTTTTTTGCAAAAGAATGAACTGTAACATTCTGGTCTCCAACTTTTTCTGTAACAAAGTTGTAATAATCTCCAGAAAATCTATTTCTTTTAATTGCTTCTGTTTTCATTAATTAATCACCCATTCATAGTAATAACCATCAAATTGTGCTGTTGAATTTGGTCTAATTTTTCCAGTAGCAATTGATCGTGAACTATTAAAAGAAAGTTTTTTACAAGACATAACAGTTAATGGTGCAATCCAAGGAGAAACTTGATCTCCTGCTTTAAATGTAGTGGAAGCATCGTTTTGGCTAATTGTACTTGCTGCAATTTGTTCAAAAACAATGTCTTCAT